GGCGTCCACACAAAATCTCAGAAAAAATGGTCACTCTGCGTGAAATCTTTTGAGATCGGCCGAAGGCGGTGACTTTCCGTGACGACTCGCGGAAGACCGCCGAAACCGATTGAGCAGAAACGGCTGCTCGGCCGGACCTCCACGACGGACTCCGGTGGGCGTCCGCTGCCGAAACTGGCTGAGATCACGATGCTCCCGCAGGCCGAAGGGATGCCCGACTTCCCGGACGAACTCGGCGAGGCCGGGCAGACGATGTGGCGGCGCATCTGGGCGGACGGCATCACCTGGATCTCCCCGCAGACCGACATCGCCGTCGCCGAGGAAGCCTGTCGGGCGATCGACGACGTGGCTGCGGCTCGTCGCCGGTATCGGGCCACCACCGACCCGAAGGACGCCGCCGCTCTGGTGGCGCTCGGCAAACGCCTCGACGAGGCACTGTCGCAGCTCGGGTTCAACCCCACCGCGCGTTCGCGGCTGGGTGTGGCGGAGGTGAAGCGTGTCTCCGCGATCGACAAGCTCCTCGAGAAGAGGCAGCGCCGCGACGCGTGACGGCTGGCCGCCGCGCTGGTTGACACCCGTCCTAGCCGGCGAGGTGGCCGCCGGTGACGGGCCGGACTACATCGACTTCATCGAGGGCCTGTGCCGGGTCACGAAGGACTCGGTCGCTTCCCCGGCTGGGAAGCTGATCGAGTTGCGGCCGTGGCAGCGCAACGCCATCTCGCACCTGCTCGCTCGGCGTCCGGACGGGCGTCTGCGGCACCGGCAGGCGCTGATCGGGATCGCCCGCAAGAACGGCAAGTCCGGTTTGGGTGCCGGGTTGGCGCTGTCCGGGCTGGTCCTCGGGCCGGTCGGCGGCGAGGTGTACTCGTGCGCGGCCGACAAGGAGCAGGCCCGGATCGTGTTCGGCACCGCCCGGCGGATGGTCGAGCTGGACCCGGAGCTGACCGAGTTGTTGAAGCTGTACCGGGACGCGATCGAGTTCCGCAAGACCGGTTCCGTGTACAAGGTGCTCTCCGCCGAGGCGTACACCAAAGAGGGCCTGAACCCGCACCTGGTGTTGTTCGACGAGGTGCACGCCCAGCCCAGCCGTGACCTGTGGGATGTCATGTCCCTGGCGATGGGCGCACGGGTCGAACCGCTGCTGGTCGGCATCACCACGGCCGGTGCCCGCTTCGACGCGTCCGGCCGGGACTCGCTGTGCTTCAAGCTGTACGAGCACGGCAAGCGGGTCGCGTCCGGCGAGGTCGTCGATCCGTCGTTCTTCATGGCGTGGTGGGAGCCGACCGACCCGAACGCCGACCATCGGCTACCGGCAACGTGGCTTGAGGGCAACCCCGGCTTCGGGGATCTCGTCGCCGCGGAGGACTTCGCCGCCTCGGTGGTGAAGACACCCGAGGCCGAATATCGGACGAAAAGGTGTAACCAGTGGGTCACGTCGTCGGAGACGTGGCTGCCGCACGGCGCGTGGGACGCCATCGAGGACGTGCGCGACATTCCCGACGGCGCGAAGGTCGTCCTCGGGTTCGACGGCTCGTTCAACGGCGACTGCACGGCACTCGTAGCAGTGTCCGTGGAGGAGACCCCACACATCCAGGTTGTGGAGGCGTGGGAGCGTCCGGCCGACGAGACGGACTGGCAGGTGCCGATCCTCGACGTCGAGGACATCATCCGGGACGCCTGTCGCCGCTGGCAGGTTGCCGAGATCGCCTGCGACCCGTTCCGTTGGGCGCGCACCTACCAGGTCCTCGAGGGTGAAGGTCTGCCGATCGTCGAGTTCCCGCAGTCGCCGGCCCGGATGACCCCGGCAACGACCCGCTTCTACGAGGCGGTCATGAACTCCTCGATCACCCAGTCGGGCGACAAGCGGCTGGCTAGGCACGTCGACAACGCCGTACTGAAGGCAGATTCGCGCGGCACGCGGATCTACAAGGAGCACAAGTACTCGACCCGCCGCATCGACCTCGCGGTGGCTGCGGTCATGGCGCTGGACCGCGCCGCGGCCCCGGTGGCCCCGCTACCGATGATCTTCTTCTAGGGGGTGGCTATGGGCTTCTGGCAGTGGTTGACCGGCGCCGGCGCCGTCCCCAACTCCACGGTCGGCGACCCGGATTCGGTCGGCCCCGGCTACCGGCCGGGTGACCCGGACGGGGTCACGCTCGAGCCGGCCGTGGGGCCGGTGCAGAACCGCATGGCGGCGATCGTGCCGTCACCGTGGGACGGGTGGCCGGCCAGTTGGGCATCCCCCCAGTGGAGTCAGGGCGGGCTCGGGCAGAAGCTCGACGAGTTGGTCGACGTGGCGTGGGCCGCGCTGGACCTGAACTCGTCGGTGCTGTCGGCGATGCCCGTCTACCGGACCCGGGGCGGCCGGGTGCTGCCGGCGACCGCTTGGATGGGCAACCCGGACCCGGACATCTACACCGACTGGTCGGAGTTCGCGAAGCAGCTGTTCTGGGACTTCCAGCTCGGCGAGGCGTTCGTCCTGCCGATGTCCCGGTCGGCCGACGGCTGGCCGTACAGCTTCCGGGTGATCCCGCCGCCGCTGGTGAACGTGGAGATGTCCGGGGCGGGGCGCCGGTACAACATCGGCACCTTGGACGTCACCGGCGAGATCCTGCATATCCGCTACAAGTCGACGGTCGATTCGGCGCGCGGCGTGGGCCCGCTGGATTCGGGCCGTACCCGGCTGGTGGCGGCGACGATGCTGGCCCGATACGCGTCGGACTTCGCTGCGTCCGGCGCGGTGCCCAAATACACCCTGGCCACCGAACAGCAGTTGACCCAGACGCAGGCGGATGAGCTGCTCGACCGGTGGTGGGCGGCCCGGATGGGCAGCTTTGGTGAGCCGTTCAAGCCGGCGATCATGTCGTCCGGGTTGAAGGCGAACAAACTGCAGCTGTCGCCTCAGGAAATGGGCTTGATCGATCTGGCGCAGTACAACGAGGCCCGGATCTCGGTCCTGCTCGGGACGCCGCCGTTCCTGCTGGCGCTGCCGACGGGCGAGTCGATGACTTACTCCAACGTGTCCCAGATCTTCGACTTCCACGACCGCCGGTATCTGAAGACGGGGGCGGTGCGGGTGATGTCGGCGCTGTCCGGGTGGGCGCTGCCCCGCGGGCAGTCGGTGGAGCTGAACCGGGACGAGTACTCGCGGCCCGCCCTGTTCGAGCGCGCGCAGGCGTACGAGAAGTTGGCGGCGCTCGGCGCGTTGTCCGCGGCGGAGATCCGGGTGATGGAGCGGCTGGTCGACGCGGATACGCCCGACGACACTCTCGACGATGGTGGGGATCTGGTGGCTGCGCAGGCGTTGACGGGAGGTGGTCGGTCGTGAGCACGTCCTGGGATGTTCGCCGCGCGCTATTCGATGCCTGGGAGGACGGCAACTGCACTGGGCTGGACGGGTGGGCGGGCGAGGACAGAGGGCGCGAACCGGACCGCCATGCAATCGAGGTCCGTGACGCGAAGGTCAATGCCCTGATGAACCGCCTCTATCCCGACCCGGAGGAGGCGTCGTGAGCGACGAAGAGCTCCGCGCTCAGATGTCATCCGGATCGATCAACGACCTGCCGGACAGCGCGTTCGCGTACATCGAGCCCGGCGGCAAGAAGGACGACCAGGGCAAGACGGTCCCCCGGTCGCTGCGGCACTTCCCCATCCACGACGCCGCCCACGTGCGCAACGCGCTGGCCCGGGCGCCGCAGTCCCCGTTCGGGGACAAAGCCATGCCGAAGATCCGCGCCGCGGCGAAGAAGTTCGGCATCAAAGTCACCGAGAATCGGGCCGACCTCGACGCCGCGGTCGATGACGAGACACCGCGGGCGCCGATCGAGTTCCGCGACTCCAACGTCGCCGGGGTGAACTTCGCGCAGCGGCTCATTGAAGTCGTCGCGGTCCCCTACGAGGAGTCCGCGCTGGTCGAGTACCGCGGCGAGCTGTGGAACGAGATGTTCCTGCGCGGCTCGTTCGACGGGATCGAGAAGCGGCCGAACCGGGTGCGCGCGAACCGGGACCACGACGACAAGCGCCTCGTCGGGAAGGTCGCCCGGTTCTACCCGTCGCGCGAGGAAGGTCTGGTGGCGGAGGTCCGCGTCTCGTACACCCCGCTGGGCGACGAGACGCTGGAGCTGGCGAAGGACGACGTGCTGGACGTGTCGGTGGGTTTTGCCGCCCGCGGCAAGGATCAGGAGTTCGACCGGCGCACCATGACCCGGCGGATCCGCAAAGCGTTCGCCGACCACATTGCGTTCACCCCGACCCCCGCCTACGCGGGCGCGGGCGTGCTCGCCGTCCGCCACGCCCTGCAGTCCCCCGATGCGGCCCAGCTGAAGAAGCTGGACACGCCGAACCTGGATGAGCTGCGCGACTGGCTCAACACACGCAAGCAGTAAGCAAGGACCCCGGCGACAGCGGTAACCGTCCCGGGTTCGGATTCACTTTTAGCACTACCGACTCCCCCTAGAGCTGGGTTGCCTCGCAGAACGAGGCGGGTCGTAGCGGGTGCTTATTGGCCAAAGGGCCACACACCGTAACGACTCACCGAAGGGGAATCGGCCGTGGCCGAAACAAAGAACACCGACGCGATGATTCTGCGTCTGGAGCGCGAGATCGAGGAGCGGAACTCGTTCCTCGAGGGGATCGTCACGCAGGCGCAGGACAACGAGCGTGACCTCACCGACAACGAACAGGAAATGACGGTCCAGGCCCGGTCCCGGGTCAAGGCCCTCGACGAGCAGCTGAAGATTCTCTACGACTCGAAAGAGGTCACCACCCGCGCCCGGATGCGCGCCACCGAGGTGCACCAGGCGATGGAGCGTGCTCGCAGCCAGGCCGACAACGGCCCGATCGAGTACCGCTCCACCGGCCACTACCTGACCGACTACATCGCCGCGTCGACCGGCTCCCGGGACGCGATGGAACGCCTTGAGGTCTACACCCGTGCCGCCGCGCACCAGAAGACCTCCGACAACCTCGGCGTCGTCCCCGATCCGATCATCGGCGACGTCATCAACTTCATCGACGCCTCCCGCCCGGCCGTGAACTTCCTCGGCCCGCGGAGCCTGCCGTCGGCCACCTGGTACCGGCCGAAGGTCACCCAGCGGACTACCGTGGCCGCGCAGGGCACCGCCGGTGCGCCAGCGGATGAGAAGACCGAACTGGTGTCGCAGAAGATGACGATCACCCGGCTCACCGGCAACGCGGTCACCTACGGCGGTTACGTCAACGTGTCCCGGCAGGACATCGACTTCGCGCAGCCGTCCATGCTCGACGTCGTGGTCAACGATCTGGCGTCGCAGTACGCCGTCCAGACCGAGGCGGTGCTGGGCACGCTGATCCAGACCCAGGCGAACAACGTGGAAGTAGCCGGTGCCGCCGGAGCTGAGACGGCCGCCGCCCTGACGGCAGCGCTGTGGACGGCGGTCGCGAACGTGTACGCGACGATGAAGGGTGTCGGCCGGGTCGCGCTGGTCGTGCCGCCGTCGCGGCTGGGCATCTGGGGCGCCCTGTTCGCGCCGATCAACCCGCAGAACGCACAGTCGACTGGCTTCAACGCCGCCGACTTCGGCGCGGGGCAGGTGGGGAACATCTCCGGCATCCCGGTGATCTGCTCGCCCGGCTACCCGACGGTCACGAACCACCTCGGTTCGGTGGTGTCCTCGGCGGCGATCGAGGCGTACGAGCAGCGGGTCGGTGCTCTCCAGGTCACTGAGCCGAGCGTGCTCGGTGTGCAGGTCGCCTACGCGGGCTACTTCACGCCGATGCTGATCGAGACGGCGGGCGTGCAGCGCATCGTCAACCTGGTCTGATGCGGGTTGTACCCGCTCGCTCGGCTTATAAGTGCTGAGCGGGCGGCTATCCCCCAACCCAGCGAGAGAAAGGAACGCCATGATCGAAAGTGAAGACGGCACGGTCACCGGCTCGATCGATGTGTCGAAGCTAGACGAGATCGACCCGAAGACCGACGAGGCCAAGGCGCAACTCGCCGCGCTGAAGGCCGAGGTGGCGGCTGGCCAGGAGCCCGCCGCCGAGGACGACGCCGAGGACTCGGCCGCCGAGGTCACACCCGAGTCGGCACCGCAGCCCGACGAGCAGCCGGTCGAGCCGCAGGACGACAGCGACCTCGAGCAGCTGCGGGCCGAGGCGGAAGCCCTCGGCGTGAAGGTCGACAAGCGGTGGGGCGCGGACCGGCTCCGCGCCGAGATCGCCGCCGCCAGGGCGCAGTGACGCCGTGGCGACGACGAACTTCCGCGAGGACTACATGGGCCGCGATCTGATCGCCCCGACGGTCAACGCCCTGGACTACATGGGCCGGGTCGTCACCGCCACGGTCGGCTATTCGGGTATTCCGTTGCGGCGGATCCTGCGGGGCAACACGACCGCGGTCACCCTCAATCAGGAGCTGCAGTTCGCGGCCGGCACGAAGTACATCGTGACCGTGGCGGGCACCACGGCGGCGTCAGAGCCGACTCCGCCCGCGGTGGGTGCCACCGTCGCCGACGGTACGGCTACGTTGCTCCGTCAGAAGTAGACAACAACTGGCACCGGTTCCCGCAGCCCCGTCTCGACAGGACTGCGGGACCGGATCAACTGAATTGCTCCATGCCTTGCCATGCCATGCCTCGCCTCGCCCCGCCTAGCCCCGCCGTGCCTCGCCATACCAAACCTCGCCAGGCCGCGCCGAGCCCCGCCCGGCCAGGCCTCGCTTTGCCAGGCCACGCCACGCGTGGGTGCCGACGGCTCGAACGTCGGGTGCCTGCCAGCCACCCGCCTTGCTCCATGCCATGCCGTGCCGTGCCAAGCACTGCCACGCCACGCCCTGCCAGGCCTAGCCGGGCCCGGCCTGGCCACGCCGAGCACTGCCACGCCGCGCTAGGTCTTGTCGCGTTCCTCGCGGATGCGCTCTAGTTCGGCCTCGATGTCCGATAGCCGACCTTCATGGTCCTCGACCCGGCGGCCGATCTGCCGGGCCCACTCAGCGACCTGCGCAAACCCGAGTGCCATTGTCTGCACGATCTGGGCCTCTTGGCGACTCAGCTCATCCGAACGGATGTGCGTCGTCAGTTCGCGGCCCTTGTCCAGCGCCGCCGTTGCGCGCTCGATCTGCCCACCAGCGAGGGCTATCTGCCGCGCGGCCGGTACGACTCGGTAGCCCTCATCCGGGACTGCCTCAATAGCGCGGTCATCCTGCTGCAGCAGGTGCTTACCGGCCTGCCGGGCGGCGTTCTGGATGCGGTAGCGATCGGCCTTCGGATCCACGTCCAGCGCTTCCGCCAGGCGGTCGTAGCCGATGACCTCACCGACGTCCGCGGACTGCAATATGCGGTAGATGATGCGCCACTGCGCTACTTCGCCCTTCGGTGTGAACGGCACCATCAACCCTCCACCGTGGCGTCGAACCGGCCGTGCCAGGGACGCCAGTCGCCGAGGCCGACCATCTGACCGGCCGCCTTGATCGCCTTCTCGAGGTCATCGAGGCCGATCGTCGCCGGGTTGATCAGCGCGGTGGCCGTGCATGACCAGTTGAGGAAGACCGGTCGGCAGGACATGACGGTGGACTTCTTGGACGCGCTGGGGTTGCCGTTGACGGGCAGGACTCGCTGGAAACGCTGGTCGTTAAACAGTCCGGTGATGTCGCGGGGGCCGTCGTAGCGCAGCGGGTTGATCGGCGAGACCAGGAAGACTCCGCGCTTCACCTTGGCTCCCATGCCCCGGACGATCAGCCCCGCGCCCTCCTGCAGGGCCTTGGCGATGTTGGTTCCCGGCATATACGGCCCCTGCTCGGAGTCGTGGTAGAGGGCGCCCTCGAATTGGATGCGGTACTTGGCGATGTGGTCTTCGTCGACCCACCGCTGAGAGGGCTTGCTGGTGATCTTCTTCAGGCTCTTGGTGAGCGGATGAAGTGGGTTGGCCAGCGTCGAGTTGTGCATGAGTAGCGGCGCTGTGCCGGTGATCGTGATGGTGACGTTCAACCTGCGTCCTCTCGTATGGGGTGGTGCTCCATGCCCTGCCGAGCCAAGCCGAGCCCTGCCGAGCCACGCCTAGTCACGCCGCGCCACGCCCAGCCGCGCCCTGCCGAGCCATGCGATAGACACGCTATAGCCATAGCATCGATAACGCAAGGGGGCCAGCGTGGCGATGTATGCAACGGCCGTCGAGCTCGCCGGCTTCTTGCAGCGCGACGTCGATACCTACAGCGCCAACCAGGCGTTGACCTTGGCGTCGGCCGAGTTCTCCACCGCGGCGTCCACCTGGTTCGCGTCGCAGACCGCCACGTACACCCGGGCGGCGGAGGGCGACTACCGCATCTACCTTCCCGCCCACCCGGTCACCGCTGTCTCACAGGTGCGGCTCAACGGGGTGGTGGTCACCTCCGCCTGGACGCTCATCGGCGACGTCGTCTACTCGTCGTCGGCGTTCGGCGCCGGTAACGGCTTCCCACCCGACAAGCTGGAAATCGACTACACGTTCGGCTACACCGCCGTCCCCGACGACGTGAAGGGCGCCGTGCTGAAGATGGCCGGCCGGCAGTACGCGCAGCCGACGCCGGGTGTGTCGATGGAGCAGATCGACGACTACACGGTCCGCTACGACGGGAAGCCGATCTACGTCAGCGAAGACCCGACGGCCGTGATCGCCCGCTACCGGCCCATCGTCGTCGCCTGATCCGAACCGCTACCGCACATCCACATGAGACCGCAGTAGAAGGGCTCTCGCGTGCCGCTGTCCGTCGACAACATCATCCAGTTCAAC